TGGGTGTCTTCAGTACTGCGACCTCGAAGAAGAGGTGGCTAATTACCACATTAATAATATCCAAAATGGTCTACAACCTTCGCTTTTGGTTAACTTTAATAACGGTGTTCCCAACGAGGAGACACAGGAGTTAATTGAAAGACGAATCTATGAGAAGTTTAGCGGGTCTTCTAATGCAGGTAAGTTTATACTTACCTTCAATGAGTCTCGTGAAGACCAAGCAAGCATAGACCCTATCCATTTGCCTGATGCTCATGCTCAGTATCAGTTCTTAGCGGACGAGTCAAGAGAGAAGATAATGTTAGGCCACAGAATTGTGTCTCCTATTTTATTAGGTATTAAAGACAACACAGGCTTTGGTAACAACGCAGAAGAGCTTAGAACAGCTTCTATTATCATGGACAACATGGTAATTAGACCGTTCCAACAGCAGATTATTGACGGCCTGGATGAAATCCTGGCCTTCAATGGTATCTATCTTAATCTATACTTTATAACACTACAACCTATTGAGTTTACAGAGCTTGACAACATCGCCACTAAAATCAAACGAGAAGAAGAAACAGGAGAAAAGTTGTCAAAGCAAATGCCTGAAGACCTGCAAGAATTGTCAGACGAAGACGCAGACGACCTACTCGACCAATTAGAGGAGTTAGGAGAAGTAATCTCTTCAGATTGGGAGTTGGTACACACAGAAGTGGTTACTGATGAGAATGAAGAGTTTGACCTTACTAAGCTTGCAGAAGTGAAGCGAAATGACGCTGCTCCTTCTAAGAAGAGTTCTCAGGACAATAAAGGTTTCAAGGTACGTTATGCATATATGCCTGTTAGAAAGTCTGCTGAGAGCCGTCAATTCTGCTCTAAAGTAGAATCTTTAACAGAGAAGGATATTGTATTTAGATTAGAGGACATCAACATGATGTCTTTTAGAGGAGTCAACAAGGATTTAGGTCACAAGAAACGTAACTACTCGCTATTTAAATACAAGGGTGGTAAGAACTGCCATCACTTCTGGGAAAGAAGAGTGTATAAGAAGAAACAACAAGTAAGCGAAGATCAGGCGTTGTCTGAAGGTTTTGAAGCACCAACTAATCCAAGTGAAGTGCCAATCAGGCCAATCGATATGCCGAACAAAGGTGCTTACCCAACAACTAACTAATCATGGCACAGAAGGCACTATTTGTTACAATACAAGATATAAAACAGAAGTCTATTGTTAGTGGAAACTTAGACCCCGACAAGATCATTCAGTTTGTTGAGGTTGCTCAAGATACTCAGATTCAGAACTATCTTGGTGGCACACTATACAAGAAGCTGCAAACGCTTATTATAAACAACACTATTAATGACGCTGGTAATGCAGATTATAAGACGTTGTTAGATGAATACATTAAGCCCATGCTTATTTGGTTTACTCAGAGTACCTACTTGCCATTTGCCGCTTTTCAAATCGGCAATGGCGGAGTGTACAAACACAAAAGTGAAAACTCAGACAGTATAACAGAGAGTGAGCTTAATATGCTGATCAATAGGGCTTCTGAGACTGCTGAGTTCTACACAAGACGTTTTATGGACTACATGGATTTCAACAGTCAACTATACCCTGAGTATACTACAGTTGATACAGATGACATGCAGCCAGACAAAGATGTTGGATTCCACAGTTGGTATTTGGGTTAATGGGAAAAGTAAGAGGCAAATACAAGCCTAAGGAAGAAAACATCAAGAAGTTGATTGCTTTTCTAAAGAAAGAAGAGAAACAACCAGATCAAGATAACAAAAAACAATAATGGCTACACTTACAAATACTAAAATTAAAGACACTTATGATGGTCTGTTAAAGACAGCAGATAATGATGTTATAGGTGCAAGTGAAAAGAATATTACAGATGGTTTAGGGAATGCTACGGTTCTTAGCATAGGAACGGGTAGTGCTTCGTTTACTTCTGATATCGAGGTTAATGGGCTTACTATTGGTAAGGGGAATGGTAGTATTACTCAAAATACTGCTATTGGTGTACAGGCTCTTTTTGATAATATAGATGGTCAATTCAACACAGCTGTAGGTTATAATACTCTTGGAGCGAATACTTCGGGAGACCATAATGTTGCAGTGGGATATCTTTCATTGTATAATAACACTACTGGGTTAAGAAATGTTGCTATAGGAACAAACTCTTTAAGCAGTAATCAGTCAGCTAATGATAATATCGCAATAGGATATGATTCACTTAATTTTAACACTACAGGAGCAAATAATAGTTCTTTAGGCTCAAGCTCACTATTTAAAAACACCACAGGTTCTCAAAATACTGCTGTAGGATATCTTTCATTGTATAATAACACTACGGGTAGTCAAAATACTGCATTAGGTTCAAATGCTTTACAAGACAATACTACAGGTCAGCATAATACGGCAGTAGGTTATACTTCTCTTAATAACAATATAGATGGTGCAGATAACACCGCAGTTGGTTATTCTTCTTTATCCACTAACACATCGGGCTCTCAGAATGTTGCTATAGGTCGTCAAGCACTTTTATCGAATACAACGGGAGGAAGTAATACAGCTATTGGATATGTATCACTTGCAGGAAATATTACAGGTATAAACAATACCGCTGTAGGTAGAGCTTCTTTATATGCAAATACAGGTTCTTACAATACAGCTTTAGGAGCATACTCATTGTTAGATAATACTACAGGTTCGAACAATGTAGCAGTAGGATATAATTCTTTAGTAGAAAACTTAACGGGATTATATAATACAGCTATAGGGGTTTCGACTCTTGGAGATAATACCTCAGGAAGTGGTAATGTTGCAGTAGGATATCAAGCCTTAAGAATTAATACTGCTTCAGAGAATACCGCTGTAGGTAAAGAGGCTTTGACCTATAACACTACAGGGAGTAGAAATGTTGCAGTAGGTAAGGATGCTTTAAGAAATAATGTTACAGCAAATGGTAATACCGCTGTAGGTTACGAATCAATGTTACAAAACACTTCAGGAGCTTACAATTCAGCTTTTGGAGGTGATTCTTTAAGATCTAATCTTGTGGGAGGTTTTAACTCAGCAATGGGTTATAATTCTTTAAGCAATAATACTACGGGTTCTTACAATATATCAATAGGTGTAAATTCTTTATTATCAAATGCAGATGGCGATAGAAATGTTGCTGTAGGATATGCAGCAGGAGATAGTAAAACATCAGGAGATGACAACATCTATATAGGTTATAATGCTGATGGTTCTGCTGCAACTACTTCTAACGAGATAGTTATCGGTTCAACAGCTACAGGTAATGGGTCTAATACCGCTACTTATGGTAATGCAAGTATAGTAGAGCACCACTTTACCGCAGGTGATGTATATATGAATGCTGATTTATATGGTGTTGAGGTGATTGGTAATGAATTTGGTGCTACTGAATATGTTGATTTAACAGGTAACGAGATAGCATTAGGTGCGGGAGGTTCTGACAGATTAGTTATTAATTCAAGTGGAAACACAAGAATCACAGGCAATCTAACAGTAGATACTAATACACTATATGTAGATGCTGCTAATAATAGAGTTGGGATAAATAACAATACTCCATCTTCTTCGTTAAGTGTAGGGCAATCTTTTTTTGTAGGAGAAAATACAGTCGGAAATACATCTACCGCTGAATTAGGCTCTCCTGATACGGGTGGCTCTCAAAGTGTAGCAAAACAACTTGCATTTTATACAAATGCTGTGGATGCCTCAAGAGTAGAGCGTATGAGAATAACATCTGCGGGATTAGTAGGTATAAATACAGATACTCCTTCTTGGGATTTAAGCGTATATAAAAACTCTGCTGCAAACGTTGGATTTGCATTACAAAACAGTACAACAGGTCAAACTGCTTCAGATGGTTTGGTTCTTTATGTTGATTCAAGTGGCAACTCTCAAATAAGAAACAGAGAAAATACGTATACTGCTTTTTGGACTAATGACGCAGAAAGACTCCGCATAGACTCTTCGGGTAGAGTGGGCATTGGTAAAACTCCTTCTTCTGAAAAATTTGAGGTAAATGGTGCTATTGTTTGGGAGGGTGCTTTAACTGCTTCTCAGACAAGCGCAGGTGTATTGGACAGGTCAGGTGATGATTTAAGAGTTCGAGTGTATGGTGCTACGGCAGGTTCGGGTAATTTTGTCGTTAGAACAGGTGGAGGCGGAGGTTCTGCTGACTCAGAAGCAATGCGCATAGACTCTTCAGGTAACGTAGGTATAGGTACTTCGAGTCCTGCTTCTTCAGCAGTTACTTCGGGAGCAGTTATTGTAGATTTAAAAGGTAATGCAATCAATAGAGGTGGTGTTGTAAACTTTAGAACTTCAGATTCTTCTAAAATTGCTTGGGTAGGATTTGATGGAGGTTTAGCGAAGTTTGGTACTGAAACTTCTAATGATACTGTTTTTTATACTGCAAATACAGAAAGACTCCGCATAGACTCAAGCGGTCGAGTGGGGATAGGGACTTCGAGTCCTGCTACTAATTTGGATATTGCATCATCAAGTTCAACTACCTTAACGGTAAGAAATACGGGAACAGTATCAAGTGTATTAATTTCAAATGGCTCTACTGCTAATCAAATTTTTAGTAGAGGAGTTAATAGTTCAACAGGTAGAGATTTAGCTTTTGTTCAAGGAACTACAGAAGCAATGCGCATAGACTCTTCAGGTAATGTTTTGATTGGTAACACTTCGGCTTCCGCTAAATTAGATATTCGTCAAGATTCAGGGACTGCTATTAGATGTGAAGATGCTTCAGGTGGTTATTTTGTAGTTAATCAAGGAGGTAGTGTAGGGATAGGTACTTCGAGCCCTTCTTCACCCCTTCATATTAAACCAAATGTTGATAGTATTGATGGTGGTATAACTTGGGAATCACAAGATGGTACTCACGAATGGTCTATTGATGCAAACAATGCAGGACAATTTAGAATTTACAAAGGAACAACTTCTATTGCAAGATTTGACTCTTCAGGGAATGTAGGGATAGGCTCAAATTCCCCTGTATCTAAACTTACTTTAGAAGGAGCAAGAAACACTAATACAATAACACTTAGAGCTACTGATAATGATTCAGGATGGAGTTCAGGTGATGAGTTTGGTGCTATTGAATTTTATTCTAATGATGCTTCAGGAGGTGGTGCAGGAATAAAATCTGCAATATCTTGCTTTACTACAAGTTCAAGTGGTTCTACTTCAGTATTATCATTCTCAACTTCATCTACAGGTTCTAATAACCAAGAAAGAATGCGCCTTGATACAGACGGATTAAAATTCAACGGTGATACTGCTGCTGCTAATGCTTTAGATGATTATGAAGAAGGGACTTGGATTCCTGCTATTTCTTTTGGTGGTGCAAGTGTTGATGTTACTTATAACGAGCAAAGTGGACAATACACTAAAGTAGGAAGAAAAGTTAGTATTTCGGGTCGTATATTTTTAAGTAACAAAGGAACGAGTACAGGAGATGCCGTAATTACAGGACTGCCTTTTACTTCGGGAAATTTAAATTCTTATGCTTCACCTGCCTCTTTTAGAATTAACAACATTAGCTTTGCAGACTTTTTACAAGGTAATGTTAGGGTTAATAACACAGAAATTGCTATTTCTGAAGTTACAAACGCAGGGGTTATTTCAAATATAAATGATGCAAACTTTGTAAACACTTCTGATATATATTTTTCAGCTACCTATTTCGTATAAAAAATAAATAAATATAAAAATGGCACTATCAAAACAAAAAGTACAAGACAAAATCGAAATCGTTTCTGCTTTTAAGCACATTCAGATTCGTTACGCTGACCAAATCGTAGAAGATGGTTCAGTTATTTCTCAATCGTATTTTAGAACCGTAGTAAACTGCGGTGATTACGATGCAGCAGATGAGCATAATGTAAGAGCAATCGCAGATGCAGTATGGTCAGAAGAACTAATCGCTGAGTACAAAGCAAGCGTTGAACCACAAATCGCAGAATAATGGCAAAAACTTACAAATGGGTAATCTCAGGATTACACGCAAAAATTCAAGAAGGAGAACTATCAAATGTTATCGAGAGTGTACACTACCGATACCAAGTAGAAGATGCTGAAGGTAATATCGCTGATGTATATGGCTCAGTAGGACTTGAAGCACCTGAAGCAGAATCATTCGTAGCTTACGAAGATTTAACTCAAGCAGATGTAGAGGCTTGGTTAGAGGCTAAGCTTGATGTAGAAAGTCTTAAAGCGGGACTTGATGCTCAATTAGAGGCTATCGCTAATCCTACTCACATTACTTTATCTATCTAATGATTAAGAAGTGGCTTAGGGATTTACGACCTTTCGTAATCTACTCTGACAAAACATTGGACATCCTCTCTATCCTTATGAAGATAGGGGGGATTGCCCTTTTTCCTGTAATTATCCTCAGAGAGAAATACAGAGATAGTCAAGAAGAGTTTTGGGTAAACAGGGCGAAGCAAGTCATCAACCACGAGTCGATTCACTTCCAACAAGCATTAGAATTAGGTGTACTACCATTCTATGTATTGTATGTATTAGAGTGGTTATTTAAATTACCTTTCTACGGAATGAAGGCTTACGAAGCTATATCATTTGAAAGAGAGGCTTATGGTAACGATAACAACTTAGATTATCTAAAAAACAGGGTGAGATATAATTGGATTTATCGTATCTTTAAGTAAAATTTATTATCATGTCTAAAATCAAAGAAGAAGAGTTAAAAGAGTTGCGTGAGCAAGAAGCTAAAAAAAACGCTATTCTACATGACCTTGGTGTATTAGAAACACAGAAGCATCAACTGCTTCATGCGTTTGCTATTATACAGGATCAGCAGGATAAGACTAAAGTAGCTTTAGAAGACGCTTACGGAAAGATTAACGTAAACCTGGAAGATGGTTCTTACGAAACTATTGAAGAGTAATCTATTTTAACATAGTATACTCTTTAATATAGCATGGGGGCCTTTATGGGCCCCCTTTCTATTTAAACTAAAACAGATCTTAATTTATTAGTTACCCATGTAACAGCTAAACGACTATGGAATCAATGGATAATAAGGTTTCTTTTATAGCAGGGTGGACACTCACCACTGTTACCAGTATAAATTTAATGGGAATATTTCAGGCTGCGTTAGTTGGTCTTGTAGGTGGCTTCTTCGGTCTGTTCGGCAAAGAAGTATATTACTACGTCAAGAACGAGATTAAATCAAAGTTGAAGAAAGATGAGTAAGAAACCATTCAAAGAAACCTTTGTTGGTAAGCTGCTTGGAAAAGGATCTCAGATACTGCCTGAGAAGGGCGTATTAGGCGTTTTAAAGAACCTTATTGATTCAGACGAAGAATTAACTCTTGAAGAAAAAGAAGAGGCTCACAGAGCCTTAATAGAGGCCTATAAGGCAGAGGTCTCTGATAGAGACTCTGCCAGAAACAGAGAAGTAGAGATAGCTAAAGCAGGTAAAGAAGATTGGTTGTTTAGCTTAACAGGTATTGTAGGCTTAGGAGCATTTGCAGCTATTATATGGGCTATACTTGCCTTAGACATTCCAGAAGGTAATAAAGAGCTATTTATACATACTATAGGTATAGTAGAAGGCGTAGCCTTGTCAATCTTTGGCTACTACTTTGGAACCTCTATGAAAGAGAATAAGAAGTGAAAGTAACTGCTAATTTCAGTAAGGAAGAGTTTGATTGTGCCGATGGCACACAGATGCCTTTAGAGGTGTTTAATAATGTTATTGAGTTAGCCGAAAGCTTAGAAGTATTACGAGCGCATTTCAATGCGCCAGTAACTATTAATAGTGCCTGGAGAACGGCTACCTATAATCGTAGGGTTGGCGGAGCAGTAAACAGCCAGCACCTATCAGGCAAAGCTTCTGATGTAGTAGTTAGTGGCGTGCCACCCGAAGAGGTGGCTAACGCCATAGAGTTTCTAATAGAGTGTGGCCTAATGAAAGAAGGTGGAGTAGGTAGATACGACACTTTTACACACTACGATATACGGGGTACTAAAGCTCGTTGGGATTTTCGTTCAGAAAAGGCATA